GCCGGCATTATGAATGTTTTATCTTTTGGGATATTCATTTCCACTCTAAAAGTTTCTATTTCTTGTAAATTTTCATCTGTACCATCCCATACAGGCTTAAAATGATAATCTTTATGATATGCAATTGTTTTTGCAATAGCTTCTTTATTTAATCTAAGTCTATTATGTACTTTAATCATACGCTCATCTGCTATAGCTCCATTGGGCGTAACAGCTCCAACTACAGGCACACTATTACTAAATTTAGGACTAAGACTAATAAGGTCCAGAGGATAATCTGTTTCAAGAAAATGAGAGCCTTCTGTTTCAATTGTAATTAAAATATTTCTCTCTTTTGCAAAATGTGTTATTTCATTAACTAAAGCAGGATGCATTGTAGGTGATCCACCTGTAAGCATCATTTCTTTCACATGGGGATTGTCATCATATATTTTAATAATATCATTAAAACAAAAAGTACCTTTTTCCGGGTGTATACTAGTATACCAAGAATCGCACCAACCACCATCGCCAAAGTAACATCTATGCGTACATCCTGTTGTTCTAACTGCAATAGTAGGTCTTCCAAATCTACTACCTTCTGATTGTACACATCTATATACTTCTAATACAGGTAATACTTTATTATAATCTTCAATCCTCTTCATAGTATGCTGCATTTTTGCCATGTTCCATAAACTTAACTTTAGTAATCTTTACTCTACCTTTAGTTTCGGTATGAACAAAAGCATTTAACTTATTGTAAATGTATTCTGAAAATTTCTCTGCGCCCGTAGCCGGAATTATTCTTAATTGTATTATCCCTGCAGTATGTAGTTTAAGAAAATTGTCCATTTCTGGATCATCCTCTGCTATTACTACAGTATGATCAAACATATAATCCATCCAAGCCTTAGGAGACATGTCATTAATTTTAGTGTTAGCTCTTTTCATGCCACCGAAATCCCATACCCAATTTCTATCATCTAACTCACCTTCAAAATATACTTTAAAAGATATACCATATCCATGCAAAAATCTACAATGTGTATCTTTTGCTTTCCATTGACGGAATACTGTACTGAACCCGTCAAATACTTTACTCGATTTAAATTTACCCATTTCTTCTTTCTTTATATGTCCATGCTAAATAATATTTTCTTCCTTCTAATAAATGAGATGCAGTATTACCATAATTTGAATTAAATTCATTCATGTAACTAGCCATCGAATCCTCATTATTAAATATAGAGAATGTACTAGCTCTAGGATAATACTCATTAAAAGTATAACCGGACTGTTTCACTGAACGATCTAATATCGTTTCATAAAACATTGTTCTTAAATATTCTTGATCATGCATTGATATTTTTTTGAAATCAAATATTATATCAACGTCTTTGAACTTGTAACTGTTTTTCATATATGCTTATTTTGTATTAAATATAAAGTAAAAAAATTTAAAATCCTAATAATTTGTTAATTTATTTTTGTTTAATATGATAACTATATCTCCAACCGGTATCTTCTTCATCAAAGGCCATTACCTCAATATTATAACCAATTGGATTAATTATTTCTTCTAATCCTATTAAATCGACTTCGGCCCAATATCCAAATCTTAACATGATATATTCTTTATTATCAAATTTATCATATCTTGCTTCGATTTGAAAATCATTAGTTCCATAAAATTGTTCTATATCTTGGAATGTACAATAACTTATTCTCATATCTTTTAATTACAAACGTCACAACCTTTATTATTACAAGCACCACAATGTATAACTGTGCCTGATGTTCTAGCAAATGCAACCATATCATCACATATTTGACCTATTCTTTGTTTCCAATACTTATCTATTGTTTTTCTAGTTCCACTTTTAATCATATTTCTTATTTATTTTATATAAAAATAAGGATAAAATTTCATAAATCCTAATTTATTAGAAGCTTTTTTAAACATTTCTGCCATTTTCATAAACATACTTTACGGTAGGGAATCTTAAACTTAATTCTCCTTGCTGATTCTTAGTTTCTTCAAAGTATTGCACATTTATTGTCTTACCAATCAATGTTTCCGGATTGGCATGATATCTAATTCTTTGTTCTTGATTCCATCCAGACCCAACTGATACCTTATATCCTTTATGTTCAATAATAACATTTGCCAACATTTCCATTACTATTTCCTTACCATCTCTGATAACTCTATGGCTATCAAATTCAACGTCTAACACTTGATATTCATCGTCAAAGAACTTTTTACATTTCAAAAGACTTTTAGATCTTTTACCTTCATATCCGGCATTTTTTCTTAACATAATTCCTTCATATCCATTTGCATCTGCATCTGATATCATTTCTGATAAATGGTCGATTCCAGTTATTTGTATTTGAGATAATAAACTTAATATATTAGTGAAAGTTAAATCACTGATTTTAAAACATTTTTGCAGACTAGTATATCTATCTTGTAATTTTGTTGTTCCTTCTTTATTAGCAAATTCTTCTAAAGTTAAATAATCAAATATAACATATTTAGGATTTTCTATTGTATGATCTTTTCTTTTTATTTGTTTCATTATACCTTGAAAATCTTCATTGCCATCTTTATCCATCAAACAAATTTCTCCATCTAATACGAAATCTCCTGGTATTAATGCTACCTCATCTAAAACTTTTTGTATGGTTGTAAATTTATTTCCTTCTCTAGAATAAGCAATAATGTTATTTTGTTCTTTTCTAATAATACACCGTACTCCATCTAATTTTCTAGATCCTAACCATACTTCATTTTCAAAGTCGCAAAATTTAGGTTCATATTTAGTTGCTAATGCAACATCAAAGGTAGGAATTAAATTTGGAATAACTTTATTGATAACTGATGCAGAGGCCCTAATTTCTAAATTTCTATCTATAATAGAAAAAATCAAATCTTTATATTCTATGTTATCTTCAATATATCTGTTAACAGCTGATATAGCTAAATGGCCGGTTATTTTTCTATCATTTAGATCATCTAATAGATAAAATAGATTGTCATAAGAAACTTCATTTTGTATTAGATCAAAATTCTTTTTACAATTCTTACTAGTTACATTATATTTTTTATAGGGATCAAATGTATATTGTAAACATGATAAAATAAAATTATCATCTTTAATTGATTCAATGATAACCTTTTTTTCATTGAGTGATGATGTAGATTTCATTTTATCCACAAATCTTTGTAACGGCTTTAACTTCATATCTTTAAATTTATTATATATAAATATAAGGATAAAAGCTCACGATTCCAAATAATTTGGAAGCTTTTTATGAATAAGATTGCAATAATCTTAATACTTCATTTAATGCAGCATGTCTATGATTATCTGTCAATGTCACGGCATGCACAAAGTTTGAATCTTTTACTTTAGGCACATCATGTATAGCTGAATCATTATTAAATTTCAAATCAATTTGTTGTGGATCACCTGTTAATATCATTGTAGAGCCTTTACCTAATCTACCTAATACCATTCCTAATTGTTGTTTAGTTAAATTTTGGAATTCATCTATAATCACACAAGCATTTTCAAATGTTCTACCTCTGAAATGAGATAATGATACTAGTTCAATATTTTCATCATTTTCCATTTTTTCTAAAATAGCCGGCTTGTTATAGACCTTTCGCATATTAGATCGGATTGGTACTAGCCATGGCTCCATCTTTTCATTTAATGATCCAGGTAGGTATCCATTATCTTCATTTGATACAGTTGGTCTGGTTATAACAATTTGATTGACTGTTCGTTTGAAAAACATGTCCAGTGCTACTTGTACTGCTAATAGTGTCTTACCACTACCTGCTTTACCTATAATAAAATTATAAGGATGATTTAATATTTGAGCTTTTGCTAACTTCTGTTCTTCAGATAGTGTAATACTAAATTTGATATTACCTTTAGGTGCTGATTTAGAAATATTATCTGACATTGTACGTATTCCTTATTTGATATCCCATGGGATCAATTTAAAATTTTCTGGTGGTAAGTTCAATACCTGTGTTGTCCATTTGCTTTGAGCTATAAAATCTAAATGAGCCCATTCTGACTTCTTTTTTAATTTCATTGCTGCAAAATCATTCCAATCAGTATCAA